TTGAGATCGTCCATACATTTCTTATAACAATTAGGAAATCGCGTTTCGACAGCAAAACTCTTCCCAGTTCCGGTAGGACCATAGATCCATAAACAAACGGGATCGAGTGGTGTAGGTTTAGCAGCATAGTCGGATTTAATTCTCTTAAGGGTAGAGTAACATCGAATAAAGATGTCAGCGTCGATGTCATCAAGTTTTCCTTCCTTGGCTAAAGAACGAGCATTTTGCCAACGAAGCTTTTCTGCACGACCCTTGTTGTCATTACTAATAGGTTTTTCACCATGCTCAATAAGATTACCAGCTTTAGAACAATAATCTTCATTTTGAGCAATAGAACCTAACATTGTTTCAACATGACAACCAACAAGGGTACTACGAGCTTGAACTAAAGTTTTAGGGTTATTAAAGCTAACGTACCCTTGTAAGTGCTTAGTACCAGTAGTAGGGGCAACTTCTTCAGAATAAGCTACATACTTACAAGAAAGTTGAGATAGAAATAATTTAGATGTTTCATCGTAATTATTCCACGTAAAACAAAAATTTCTATTTCTCGACATTTTTGTTGCGGCAGGCACAGGCACAGAAGGTCCAGGTAATAATATTGCTGGACCTTCTGTGCTAGTCTCGCCACGTGTTAGGTGAAATAGTATGACTGCCCATTTTTCAGGCAAAGCCGATCGGAATATGCACCTCCGGAACTAACCCTAAAAGCTACCGCAGCCCTAACCTAACGCCTAACCCTAAGCCCTAACCTGCCCTAACCACCCTAACCCTAACGCCTAACCCTAAACCCTAATCCTAAACCCTAATCCTAAGACCCTTAAACGTGTTAGACCCTTAAAGTGTGTTGAACCCTTAAAGCGTGTGAACCCTTAAAACGTGGGGTTTCATGATTACGTAAGCAATTACTATATAAAGAGAGCTTTCCCCGCTCCTTTTTGGACTATAAAATGAATGAACATGAAGTGGTTGAAGATGCTCAAAATAATCCTTTTATCGACAGAACTCGTACTTGGAACACCGATCACGAGGCACCCATTGAAGTACATGATCACCTCAGAAATGCCATTAATAGATTGAATTTCTATTTACATCATCCACTACTAAATGATCCGTTGGATGAAAGACATGTGGCGCATTTAAAACTGGAATTGGAGAGATTTACTATTCTTTTAAATAAAGCACACTATAACTAATTTATTAACTATGGATCTTTGAATTTAAGACAAGCTCCAAGATTCCAAGTACCACAGGCGCTACCATAAGCAGCGCCAGGTTGCCAACACATTGCTAACGCAACTAAGTTACGGGTTTTTCCTAAAGAGCCACCAACAGCACCATACTCAAAGTTCTTCATTCCCAAATTAACAGAACAATATTGAGATCTAACATCTCGACCAGTTGTAGTATTAGAATTAACATCAAACACCTGATCATACAAAGGAGTAAACAAAGCAGTGTTAACAACTCGATTAACATTTGGAATAGAACCACTAGATGCTAAAAAAACATCAGAAGGATCCAAAATTCCGGTAGCAAGAGTAGTATTGGCAGTTTGCTTTCGGGTCCATCCAACCATAATTCGAACTTTAGCATTCAAAATAGCTGCATCAATTACAAAAGAAGAATTCAAAATGAAGTTCTGAAGTAAGATCTTGTCTCCAACACGGGTGATGGCAGTGTTTCCGACGGCGACTTGTTGGGTTGGAGAGAAAGAATAAATGGCATCACCGAGCAAAGAACCGTTAATACCATAAGTGTGATACTTAGTTTCAACAGATTTGAGCATGAGATACTTTGTAGCCTTAACAACAGCTCTAGCAGTCTTGGTTGGCTTTGACTTCTTATAAGATCGTTTCTTAACATATTTAGCCATCTTTTATTTAGGTAAACGAAAATGAGAAGGACGACGGATAAAAAAACTATAACCACCAAAGAATGGATCACTAGGATCATCTTCGTCCATTGTTACGGAAGAACTTGAAGAATAAGAATATTTATGACGTTGAGGAGAACTATTTCTCAAAGTCAAATCAGAACTATTTCTTTTAGCAGGAGAAGAATTAAACGGAATACCACTAGATAACTGAGACATACCAGAACTAGTTCGTCCACGAAAATCAGAACTGCTCATAGAAGGGATCATTTTATTGGATAAACTCAATGATTTGTTCACGGGTAGTTTTTTCAATTTCTAAAAATCTGCGTTGCAATGGTTCAACAGTTTGAGGATCTGTCCAGATTTCGTCAATTCGATAATTGGATGTGACCAATACATACTTCGGACGGATGTAAGCCATCGATCCTTTAACAGAAGCTTGCATAGGCCAGCGATCAGCCAAACGTTTAAGTACTCCTCCCCATTTAACTTGATACTTGTCAATATCTTCAAGATATACACACTCCTCTCCTGAATACCCATCAAACCATTTGAGATCGTCCATACATTTCT